GAGGCCCTTAACACTATCAAGGATTAAAAAACCCCCGCACTAGGCGGGGGTGTAACTTTGGAGAGCAACATGACAACTGTTGCTACTTCAGTATAGGTTAGACTCTCCAGACCCGCAAGCCTTTAACTCCATCCTCAATCACTATTTTGTGAATTACATTTAAGTTAAGTCTACGGGCTACACGCATCACTTGCTCCTTGGCTGCCTTCTCGTCTATGCAGGGTACAAAGAAAGATGTGTTACGTTTAAACTTAGCCCAGTTAATCCTGTAGGACACTTTCTCTATTTTCATTTTGGTCTAGGTAAGCGTCTACTTGCAGGAAGTCTGACTTGGATGTATCAAATACCAAAGCACGGACTGGTGGGGAGACCATTTTCATGCCTTTGGACATCCGTTTGTTGACCGTTTCTTTGTATATCTCAGCCTTACTCAAGTCCTCCAGTAGCCCACGGTAGTTAATCTGCGCTTCGACGCAATACTCTTTGAATCGTTTTGCCACAATGTACATCATTTTGGTGTCTGGCTCGAACCGTAAAAGCAGCTCACCTCTAGGCTCCAGTAGCGGCAGTGCCGCCATGTTGCTTCGGGAATCCATCTCATCGTTGACTACCAAAGCATGGTGCATGTGGTTGTTGATAAACTCACCTACGATAGTCAGTGGGTTGCTTTGTGGTGGTTTAATTTCTTCACGCATGTCGCTGAGCATGTCCAGAAGCCACTTGTAAATGCGCTTCATGTCGTAGTCATGCAGGCCAAGGCTCTTGGCAATCAAACCGCCAGCTATGTTACATGCGCAGACAGCGGACCAGAACCGTTCACGGGCAGTGAATTGAATGTCTTTGTCGATCTTGGCTTGTATTTCTTTGATTAGGTCTTTTACTTCTTCTAGGTTATCCACAAGGTACTTTGCGTAGATGTCGCCAGCATGCCCGTAGTTTTCTTTTAGCTGCTGGTCGAATAGCGCTTTACCATCGGCAACACTAATAACTTTAGTCGGCTTGATTTCGTATTCGAGCAACCGCATCGCTTCGCCGTCTGGTGAATCCTTAGCCGCCCCTAGTTTCTGGTAGAAGCTAGCGTTAGACGACGTAAGCGTCATGTTCTTCCAGTGCGTATTGTTAATGCGAATCTCGTTGGTCTGTGCTTTCATGCGGTTCTTCCCGCGACCTTGAGAGATGCTATACGCCAAGTCAGAAAACTCTGCCGGACTCGTGTTGGTTATTTCGTCAATTGTGTTTGGCAAGTTGTTGAGTACACCGAGTCGGTGAATCTTTGCCGCTGGGGTGTCTTTCCAAATAGATGCCAAGTCCACTGGATGCCCCCACACGCTGTTGCACATGTACAGAATAGTTGACTTACCCGAGCCTGAACTTTGGTGAATGAGGTTGATAATCGCACCGCTCAATCCCGTGAACTTTAGCAGTGGTGCGCCAAACGCAGTAAGTGCACCAAACGCATGCGGCTCCAGACCGGGTAGCGCGTACATGTTGAATACCTCTTTCCACTTCTCGAACGAGCCAGTCGGCACCATCATCTCTGCTTCATTGGCTGTAGTGTTAGACGGTGGGCTGTAAAACGTACCGTCCTTTGTTATCTCTCTGTCGCCGACAATAAACTTACTGTCTTTGTCTACCCAACCAAATTGTGTTCTCATAATCTCCGCCTTGTTTGTTAGTTGTAGGTTTTTGACGAACGTACCTATGTAGTAAGTAAGAAGGTCTTGCTGTTTAGGGAACGCAACAATACCGTGGTATCCCAGCATGTCCCGTAGCTTCTCTTTAGCCATAACACTTGTCAGTGGTATGGTGAACTCCCTAATACCATCTCTGGGCAGATGCAGTCTAAACAAGACCACTTCCCCAATTTCTTTATCCATCATGCGCTTAACTACGTACAGGTCATGCTCGTAGACTAGTACAGCGTCGGTTTCGCCATCCTTTTCTATGCGCTGGTAGACGCCACCGTTTTTCCCACGGAAGTACGGTTCTGGATATGGTGGTATGCGTACCTGCTCTACTTCTCCCACGTCGTCAACAATATCGACTACGTTGTCATCCTCATCTGCCTCGGCTATCTCTGTACCAAGCAGGATTGGAGTGCTGATAATCCCACGGTTAGGGCACCCTTCGCACCCACTGGGGTTGTACTTTTCAAATGTTTTGCACAGATGAGGGCCTGCAATATCTTCCGCTTTGCGTGCGGTTTCAATTGGGTCGTACTCTGGATGGTTCTCAGACATCTTGTGGATGGCTGATTCTTTGTCTACACAAAACTTAGCTATAGACAGGGCTGAGCGCCATAAGTCGTATTCAATTGACTCTTGGTTCTCGTAGCAGTGCAGTAGCTGTGCGCACCCAGTGCCCTCAATTGAGCGCATCATGATGGTTTTAAACCGCTTAACCTTGTTGCCCATCATGGTCTCCATGAGTGGACTCAGTCGGCGCGGAATAAAGTCAGGCGTTTCTTCTACTGGGTCGGGTGCACCGAGTAGCTCTTTAATTTCTTCGTAGGAATAAGGTTCAGTCTTGTGGGACATCACCTCGACAAGCAGTGGTTCGGATTTAAAGTTATACGTGCCCGGTATGCGAAGAATACGTGATGCTTCAAACACCGCTGGATCGACTATGAGTCCATGCTGGTAGCATAACTCGCGCAATCTATTAGCTAGCGTTTCCCATACTGTACGTTCAAGTGTCTCGGTTAGTAACCAGTACACATGCAAGCCATTGCCAGAGTTAACTAGAATGGGTCGGCGCAAACCGACTGTGGCACAAAACTTTTGTAGCTCTGCAATACCCGTAGCTTGATCTACGTATCCTTTGATGCGCCCGTTTTCGTCGGGTGTAGCCTTCTCTTCCCCGCAGTCGATGTCTAGCCACAGTGCTTTAATGTACTTAGCGTTTTCGTGCTTACGGTTATTGAGTTGCCCAAACTTGGCGCATCCATAGAATGCGTTTACACCACGCTTTACAAAAGCGTCTGCTATTGCGTTTAACTCTTCTCGGGTATCGACGAACTTCTGCTCTACGTATTTGCCTATTCCTACGACACAAAACCGCCCGTCAGGTGGGTGAACTGCGTCAAGTAAATCAAATTCAGGCATTTTTAGAGTCAGTTATTCCTAACGGAGGCGTGGCCCCCATCAAGATTGGTTTATTTTCGCTTCAACTTTTGCATCAACAGGTGTATCCGCTCGCTACGTTTATTGTCGGGAGCACTAGCCCCCCAGAACCAGTTGTAAACCGTAGCACGGCTTACGTTTAGTTCTTCCGCAATAAGCATAACGGGGATACCCTGCTTGATGCAGAGGCGACCCAGAGCTACACCCAACAGTTTGATGCTGGCCTTTTTGTTGGCTTCAACCAAACGTTGACTGTATCCAATACTCATAGGTTACTCCTCGTCGCTCCACGCCTTAACTACCGAGTCCAAGTTTTTCTTGGGGGCAGGGGCGTCTGAACTTGACTTAGTAGATGGACGCTTTTTGGGCGTTTCTACTTCTTCCTCTTCTACCTGCACTTTGGGAGCGGCCAATGCTTTTGCGCCAGCAGACTCTGCCTGATATGGAGTCATGATGACCAAGCGCTTGACTTCTTCCTTCTGTGACAACTCGCTGGTAACTGCGTACTGCGCCTTGTTGATGTGTCCAACAGGTGTAAACAGGATAGACTGGTTATCGTTCTCTTCGTTAGAAGTGATACGCGTAATAATCCAATCAATACTCTTGCCGTTGTTAGCTACGTACTTAGCATAGGTCTCAAACGGAGAGGTGTTCTCACCCATAGACTCACCAAACAATGACTTTGACGCCAAGTTGATTTGGTAGACTTCACCTTCTAACGCTGTACCAAAGTCATCCACTAATGCAACAGCCAGTCGGCGAGAGAAGCGGCATGCCTTTGAATTGCCTTGCCCAGAACCCTTGATGTTTTGTGAGCACGTATCACAGCGGTCAGACTGTGGGTTGGCGGCTTTGGCATCTGGGGTACGTCCGTTGTTGGAGAAACAATCAGGCGCGGTCGGCTCTGAATCGGGAGTCCACTGCTTCATATAGAAGATGCGTCCAACCGCAGGCGATGCGTTGACGATAATTACATCCAAAGGACCTTTAGTCTTGCCCATCTCTTCTTGACCGACCATCTTGCGGAAGATGCCGTTCTTGTGGGTGATGCGCTTAGCTACAGATGTCTTGCCACCAACTAATGACTTAGTTAAGTCACTGATTGGCGCGTTCTGCAAAAAGTCGGGGAGGTCTTGGTTAAGGGTTGCGATATTGCTCATTTCATTTTCCTTCAGTTGGTCTTCTAACTACCACGGTGTACTGCTTCTCTACGTTTAGCCCTTTCGGGTAGAGGTCTGGATTCTCTTCAAGAAACTGCTTCATGTTTGTTTGATGAAGTCGCTTCTCTAGCAGGCCAAATGCACCGGACTCCTCTATGAAGTCATACATTGAATCCCAATCGTTCGTCCAGTACCGTGATTTAACCGAACGAATAATCGTGCCTGATTTCGTGCGAATGGTTTCAGCATTTGTTTGCTTGCAGACCTCCAGCATCTCTTCTTCTAACATCTTCATGTCTTCTGCTAATGCTTGATCGTCTGCTTCAAACGCTCGCTTCAACTCCTGTCGCTTATCTCTAATCTTTATGTACGCTGACGCTAGTTTGCCTAGGTCAGTTGTTCCAGCTTCTAATGCTTCTTCCATCTCTAACTCCTTTCAAAAGAGACTCGACTATACCACCACTTTTGACATTGTCAATAGGTGTCTTCAAAAATTTGTTTGTAAAGTTGGATTATTTCCGCGTGGTGTTGAATGTTGCTACGCAACATGCGGTACAACTTAGTCTCGACGGGGCTACCCATGATGTGCACTACGGTCATGTTGTTCTTCTGACCGGGCCGGTCGATACGTGCATTGGCTTGCAAGTACGTCTCAACGCTAGTAACTGGAGCATACCAAATGATAGTATTCGCCGCAGTTAGGGTTAGCCCGTGTGCCGCCGCCTGCGGTTGGATGATAAGCACTCGCGGGTCGTCCGCTTCTTGGAACCGCCTTACTGTGTCGGCTCGTCTGTTGACCGGGATGCTCCCATCAATACGCTCAACGGTTATGTTTTGCTTAATTAAAAACTTTTCTAGTAACTCAATAGTGTGCGAGAACGGCACGAATACCAGCACTTTGTGTGACGACTCTTCGATAACTTCGAGCACCGCGTTCAGTCGGTTCTTGACATCAAACTCAACTACTTCTTTGGTAGAGGTATAGACTGCGCCACCAGAAATCTGCAACAGTTTA